ATATTAATCTCAGGCATATTAAGCATCTTCATAGGTCATCTGTATGTGAAGAAGCTGCTAAAAGCGGCAATTTAGAATGTCTCAAGTACGCCCATGAGAACGGGTGTCATTTGTCTCGGACACAGCTGTTCGCAAGTCATTTTGGTCATTTTGACTGTATCAAGTATGCTCGCGAGAATGGGCGCTCCGATTTTATCATGGCATTCTGGAATAAAATCCTCTTCGCAAACCATTAGGTACATTATCACAGATTAATCTAATCAAAACGTGAAACAACTTTTATGAGATTGATCTCATAAAAACTTGATTTATTGACTTAAGGAACACCTGTAATTTACTGCCAGAGTTGTAAGTGGAAAGCCGGGATTTCAAATGGGCTCTGGATTTTACACCACCAATTTTGAAGCGATTCTGGCGAGCGTAGGCGTTTGTAGTGGCAATGTAGATGATCTGGTCCTTCTGTCGGGATTTAATAGTGACGACCATATCTCGCAATTTGTTTGTAAAGCGCTCCTGTTTTTCAAACTTTTGTTTTTCGACTTCCAATTCACGCTTGAAATGTTGAACCTAATGAGTTGGACACTGAAACAGTGTCCAACTCATTACTCAACATTCTTAATTCTTTCTTATGTTCTTTGACATGATCGTAAAGAGATATTCATAAAAGGTATTAGCGACATTTATTTTTTGAAACTCTGGTTTTAATGAAGGTGAAAATATCACGAATACTTATGTGAATTAAAAGTTGTGTTTTATGAGGGTGTCCTCATAAAATTGGTCGTCCGTCTTGGTCGTCCGTTAGTCCGTTATCGGGATCTTATTCTTCGATCGTCTCGTCAGTCGGGTTGTTCTCGTATGTCAATAATATTTCAAGAAGTTCATCATACTTATTTTTATTTTGGTTAAAAATAAGCATTTCTGAACTTATATTTTGGTTGTTCAAAAGAGTTATGATAGTTTTCCAAAAGTTGGTAGGTGTTTGTCCATTTAGAAAGAAAGTAAACGGATATCCGGTTTCAGCGCCAATGTATGAGTAAGCAAGGTATATACCGGCACACACGGCGTTTTGTTTTTCTCTAATATTTGAAAACGTCATTGAATTGACTTTTCGTAAAACCATGAACAAGAAGACGATGTTATAGTTGGTAATGAAACCCATATCGGTATTTTCATACCATTTAAGTGATAATTTTTTTTCGAGATTCTTAAGTTTTCCAGAAACGTGCAACTCCAAAAAGTTGTTCAAAGATTTTAATAGTCGAGATTCCATGTTATAATGGTTATTACAACCATCATTTCGTGCTCTTAAAAAATCAATTTTTTGAATCTCGTCTGAATCTCGACAATCCAGTCGTCTGCAGAACACCTTCTGAAAATCTTCAGGCAGATTGCTGTACAAGAACTTGCATTCATCGTCATTGTTGTACTCATAGATATATTCAACAATACTTCTTGGTTCATATTTCTATAGTTCTTCAAGATCTCTGAAGTTTTCAATCTTAAAGGAATGAATTAAGCTGCTGCAATCTTCAAAGAAAACTCCGCGAGAACTACAGGATTGAATACAGATGGACTTTTATGAGCCTTCTTGCTCATAAAATCCCGGCATGTTGACTTAACAATGTTTTTCTAAGATTAAAAATGAACTATAACATTCACCCGTTTTTCATCGAATGTAGCAAAAAATATGAACAACGCGAAGAGAAATATAATTTGTTGGTAGATTTAGCGGTCGGAAAACGAGGTATTTTTTTAACTCGCGTGGATAAAAATAAACCGGTCACATACGTAGTCACGCCGAAAGGCGAGTTCCAAATTCCTGAAAACTATTCAGACGAAAAACATGCCGAGTTTAAACAAAAATGGTGGGGGGACGACACTGCGTTTTCAAACATGAAAGATGCCATCAAAGAATCTCGAAAAAACTGGGCTACGACAAAAAAGAAAGATAGAATTTATCTGTTAAACAAATTCATATGTTCTTTGGACATAGATTTGGCGCATAAGGTTTTTTTAAGCAGTTTAATTACATTTGCATTATTGTTGAAGCTCTATAAACCAACAGACATTGTTTACGAGGAGTTTGAGATTAAAACTATAAACGAGGATTTCATGCAAAAAGAGACTTTTCACAATCTTAATTTCTCGTATGATTATTCGATTCCGATTAAGTGCAAACCAGTTTCAGTTAATAATACCACAACAGTTGAATGACCCAAAATTACTAATAATTTTTACTTAAAATAAAAATGTATGCAAATATTTCTCAGTTTGGAAATTCTGAAGTAAACTCACTACCCGTATTTAACAATGACCCGCTGACTTATTGTATCGGAAACAATGCTTCTCAAAGATTTAATCATGGAAGCACGGCTGCGACATTTGGACAAAACAGCCGGCCATGTCAAGTGTATCTTTCGCAAAGATGTGCTCAAAACTGGGACGGGGTGTGTGAATATGCGGCAAGTCCGGCCGCCAACAGTGAATTTTCACAGGTTGCTGGAACAATGTATGCCGGTAAAAATCAAGTGTTGGGGCTTACACCGGGAGAAGTTTTATTAAGAAATACTGCTCAAGAGAAGTTCAGAATAAATATGCTGAATTGCGATCTAAGAATTGAAAAATTTGATGCTAACAACCCAGCATCTCCATACATAGCATATTATGTTGGTCAAAATTGTGTTCCACAGTACGGTGTAAACCCGTTTACAATTGATCAGGATGTCGTTATGAATAAAATTTTAGACAATCCTCGAATTGCGATGCAGATGCTTGCAAACATAAAAAATACGATGACACAAATGGGGACGTTCCATCTGTTGAAAGGTACACGCCTTGGCAATTTCTACAAACTTTGAGTTAAATTAGAAATTCTTTATAAAAAATGAATATTGAAAGTATTATCATATTAGGGGTTTGTGTTGTTGCGATAGCGGCGGTGTCCTATTACTTTTACAACAGGTGTCAGACGCAACAGGTGACAATTGATAGTCTGTTAAAAAAATGTGACGAGCTTGAACATAGATTAAAACCGGTGCCTTTACACAGTGAACTCGCAGCGGTATATCAACGCAACAGGCAACAACAATCTTTTAATCCGTCAGAACCATGTGGAAACAGTCTATGTGATTTACAGCCTATTGTTGTTCCGACAACAGAACATACCATCGAGGATATAGCAGCCGAAGAGATAAACAATGTATTAGAAAAGTGATCTCTTTCAAATCTCTTTCAAATAAAATTTTGAAATTTATAGTTTCAAAATTTTCAAAACAATAAAGCTACGCTATGGTATTTCAAATAGAGACTATTCAATTTGGTATTTTGTCCGATCAGGACGCCCTCGCCAAATCTGTTTGTGAGGTTAATAAACCATCACTCTGTGTTGAAGAAGGAAGTGTCTACGACCCGAGATTGGGATGTGTCGATAACATCTCTACGTGTGAAACGTGTAGTAAAAACATATGGGAATGCACAGGGCATTTTGGGCATATTAAACTTGTAATTCCTGTAATTATTTTCTATAAACAGGTGGCGACAATGTTGAAAATCTTCTGTCATAATTGTCACAGGTTATTAAATACAAAAGAGGAACTCTCTGTACAGGGAATCAAAGGATATGACAAAATTGTTGAGCATCTCTCAAACATGTCTTTTTGCGGCCATTGTTCTGAACCACATCCAGAAATTCGAGTCGACGGAACGGAGAATAAAATTACAGTTCAATATAAACATAAAAACGAGAAAACAATAAAAGCGTTAGATCCTATATTTATCAAGCAAATCTTCGACAACATCACAGACAGCGACGTGGCGATTTTAGGCGTTGATCCTACGATGTTCCACCCGAGGAGTCTCGTAAGAATGATATTCAATGTTATTCCGACCTGTTGCAGACCGCGAATGGTGACACCCGATAATATCAGCGACGACGATCTCAGTATCAGTCTGGTCGATATTATTAAGAAAAACAATTTGTTATTGAAAGGAGGGCTCCCCCAGGAAAAGTATGAAGAGACCGCGACTGACATTAAAACCAGAATATTAACATACTGCGACAATTCTAAAGGGCTGGCTGTTCATAGCACTAACCACAAACCGCTGACCGGGTTGAAGGAGCGTATCACAAGAAAATCCGGTCATATTCGACAAAACATAATGGGCAAACGCTGCAACTTGACAGCTAGAACAGTTGCAGGGCCGGATCCGACACTTAAATTAAACGAGCTTGCAGTACCCGAGGAAATTGCAAATATAATTACAATTCCAGAATTTGTCACGGATTTCAACATTGAAAAACTAACCGACCTTGTAAACACAGTTGGCAAGGCGTCAACAATTTGCAAAAAGGATGGAAGTGTCATATCCGTTCCAACCGCTCTGATAAAGCATGGAACGATTTTACGGCATGGAGATGTGATTGAACGAAATGGTAAAAAACGAGTTGTTACCAACTGTAAAATACCCTTGCAAAAAAACGATGTTATTACACGCCAATTGAAAGACAAAATTGTCGTAGTGCCCACAACTCTCCCCGAAAAACGCCGCGTCGAAATAGCGGTTGGCGATAAAATCAACCGATTTCTGCAAGACGGGGATTATGTGCTTCTCAATCGACAACCGACTCTTCATCGAAACTCAATGCAGGGAATGAAAATTAAAATCCGACCCGGAAAGACATTTAGAACAAATTTGTCCATTGCAGCCGGTTTCAACCTGGATTTCGACGGCGACGAACTAAATCTTTTTGCCCACGAAACCCTAGAATCTCGAGCTGAACTGCAATTCATTTCAAATGCCAAAAACAACATTTTATCTGCTCAATGCAACAAGTCTGAAATGGTCATAGTTCAAGACTCGCTGTTGGGTGTGTATAAAATGACAGAGAAACAGCAATATATGTCTCGCGATAATTTCATGCAATGCATTACCAGTATTGACCACGATTATGAATTTCACGAAAGATTAGAGACCATAAGGAGAATTAGAAACGAAGAAGGCTTTTCCACACACGCGTTGTTCGGGTTTATACTCCCTGATGATTTTCACATTTCGTACAAAAACGGGCTTACAATCAAAAATGGGGTATTGTTGAACGGCGGATTCTTAGAAAAGAGCAATCTCAGTAAATCGCCAAATTCGATCATTCGACTTTTAGACATCGAATATTCGTCAGATGTCGCGGCACGCTTTATTGACAATGTTCAATTTCTGACAAATACATGGCTTACTATGAACCCGTTTTCAATAAATATTTACGACTGCCTTATTAACAACGATGAAAAGCGCAGAGAAATCAGAGACAATAATAATAAATATTTTATGGAAGCAGACAATACATCTAGAACAACAGACAACCCTCAAATCCAAGAATCTCGAGTGAATTGTGCTCTTAACAAAGCAAAAGATATCGGTTTGAAGATCGCAAAAGAGTCTCTAAGACCCGACAATAACTTTATAAGCACTGTGACGTCTGGGAGTAAAGGCGACTATTTTAATATCGCTCAAATGACTGGGCTGCTAGGGCAGCAAAATTTGGATGGTCAACGCCCCAAAACTGTTTTAGACAACGGAACACGAACTCTCATTCACTATCCCAGGACTATTAAAGATTCGCATCGTAAATACAGAAGTAGAGGGTTCGTAGCGTCATCGTTTATTGAAGGGATGAAGCCGGACGAAATGTTTTTCCACGCGATGACTGGGCGTGAAGGGATGATCAAGACATCAATGGGAACTGCGACATCTGGCTACGCGCAGCGTTCAATACTGAAATTACACGAGGATATAAAAATAGAATACGATGGAACCGTGAGGGATGCAAAAAAGAATATTTACCAATTCATGTATGGAAATCACGGATTTGACCCCAGCAAAGTCGATATCCATAAAAACTCCGTGGTGCCTGTAAATTTTGAAAGATTGGCGGGCCGGTTAAACACAGACTCGAACGCAGACTCTGCGGTGTTTTTGACTGTCGAAGAAATCGAGGAAATTGTCGAAAAATGCATCGTTCCTTCAAATATTCCAACCGAGATTAAGCAAAACATTGACAACATTCAAAGTCGACAAATTCGAGAGAGTCTTTCAAAGATACAGATCGATCAAGGTAAAATCGATACTTTTAAAAATATTATTGTTGAAAAATACAATACTCTTAGAATCACACCGGGCGAGTGTGTCGGAATTATAAGCGCTCAAAGTATCGGGGAAAGACAGACACAAACAACTTTAAATACTTTCCACACAGCTGGAAAACTGCAACAATCTGGCGTGGGAAGATTGGAGGAATTGCTAAATATGACGAAAAAATTGCGGGTAAAAACATGCACAATCTTTTTCAACAAAAAGTTTGAAACATCCGAAGAGTTGCGATCTGAAGTCGGTTCTAGTTTTACATACTTGACCTTTTCAAACATCGTTACATCTTGTGAAGTGACTGTGAACATAAGCGAAGCTGGTCAGACCATCCAACTTAATTACGATTTTGACACAAAAATGATGTTCGACAATAGAATAACACCGTATAAAATAGCCGAGGTTGTAAAAGATGAACTATGTGACACATTCGATATAGAATGCCAGATAAAACCGACCGGTTTGGCCATCAACATTTACGACAAAGATGCTGTCGATCCGTTGGAATATCAAAACATTGTCAGTAAAATTCATATATGCGGGATGAAAGGCGTTTCAGCATTTCACCTGGATCATGATGGAAATGAATGGTTTGTTGTCACAGAAGGTTCAAACCTTAGAAAGATGCTCGCGCACCCTCTGATTGACAACCAGCGGCTTTATTGCAACGACGTGTGGGAAGTTTATGAATGTTTAGGCATAGCAGCGACACGAAAAATGCTATTGAAGGATTTGAAGAAGGTTGTGTGCGGGATAAATTTGGTCCATATTCAACTGCTAGTCGACAAAATGACATTTAAAGGGAAACCGTGCTCAATTACTCGTTACACAATGAGAAATAACGATGTCGGGCCATTAAGTAAAGCAACATTCGAGGAAAGCACCGATATTCTCATAAATGCGGCAATGAAAACAGAGATTGAGAACAACGCGGGTGTTAGCGCATCGATAATTTCCGGAAGGCAGCCCAAAATTGGAACTGGGTTTATGGCTCTATTAATGGACTATACAAAATTAATGGAAAAACAGGAACCTGAAGAAACATATTATTAAAACTTTTATGTCCATTCGGACATAAATGCAACACCAAAAAATGTTAAATTAAAAATGTCCTTCGTCATCGTAAATGATCGTCCGTTTCGAATTTATACATTTGATTCTGTCGAAACTGTTAAAGAGCGAGTAGCGGTTGAATTGTTTAATGCAATACCCGTCAAATATCTGGAGTTTGAACCAGAAATGCGATATGTGAATCGGAATGCCAAATTTGTTGTCAAGAATTTGCGTGAGTATTTTACCAACCAAAAATCTCTGGAGTTTCCAATCCTAAAATTTGAGCAATTCAAAGATAAATTAAACAGGGACGAGGTCGAGAAACTTTTCATAATAACAAATCAGGAGTTGGAAAAAACGAGTGATATTGACTACAATATCACATCGTATTTATTATCCTCGATGAAAAATTTAGAAACGTATCATCCCGAAGATGTGTGGAAAAACAGACAGAAAATTCTAGACGCCGCAGCAAAAGCTCAGAACGAATTAAAAGAAAAAGCTAATAATTATACTGTGATGGCACGAGAATTTGAAAATATCCCAAGCGTGGAATATTCCCCTCTAGAACCCTATCACAATCAATTCTCATTGATTTTTAAACCTTCAGACTCCATAACTATTAACGACCTATTCAATCGGATGAAACTAACCAAATTTATCCCATATATTAATTTTGGGTCTCTCTTTAAAATCAAGTATGGGTTTGTTGTAAATCCAAAATGGTTGGAATATGAGTCGACGAATGCGATTTTCTTAAAAGTTGACAGCGAACTGGACGTGGAAATGAAAAGTCTTAAAGATACTTATAGAAAATTCTCAAATGTCGCCTTTGCCGTTAAAGGACATTCGCAGATTATTGCAACGTTAGATCTTTCAATTGGGCCGCGAAACGTTGACATGAATGAGTTAATTTCAAGAGTTTTGGAGTGTGTTAATATTCCCAGAAACCAAATTGAACGAATTGAATACATCTCATGGACTGGATATTATTCTATCAAAAACCAGTCTCTTTTAATCCCGGTGTGGACAGAACTTGCGATGAACAACCCGTTTTTCAACTATATAATAGCTGTTGACGAATTTATACGGCCTTCTAAAGTAAAACAAAACGTCTACATGCATTTGACCTCGTCGCCTGATATTATTTCAATTTCAATGCAAACAGACGACCGTGATAATTTTTTTATCAGAGTACGGATCAAATCCTCGTCTAAAGAACTGGCCGTTAAGTATCAAGAACTGCTAGCAAGATTTTTCACAATTTACAACAATGAAAAGGATGGCGTTTTGAGCGATTACCGGCAGTATATTCCCGCTTTCATGCGGAATGAAGAACGCGCTAGAACGCC